CGGTGACTCCCTGCTCCCACGTCGGCAACACCGTGAACATCGGCAGGCCGAAGCGGTAGTCGGTCGGTGGCGGCAGATCGTCATCGCTGATCGCGGCGTCGTCGAGCAGCCAGCCGTCCTTCGTGCTGAAGTACACCACGTCCTCGCCTTTCTTGATGACGAGGCGGAACCACGACGGCGATGCTGGCAGGTTCTGGAGCACCACGTCCAGGCGGTAGTCGCCCTGCGGAATGTTGACGAACGCAGTGCCGGGTTTCGCCAGCGTGCAGGACGCGATGATCCGGCTCGTCAACTGCGTGGTGCCGATCCACAGCGTCGCGCCATCGTCGGCCGCGATCTCCATGGTGTAGTTGCCGTCGCTGAAGTGGAACTGGCGTGCGAAGTAGTACGTGTGGTCCGCAGCGGAAGGCACGCCCTCCGCGACAGGCGACACGTACAGTTCGTTGTTCGGGCCAGCAGGGCCGTAGTCAAAAGGAGTGCGGATTGCCATTATCGAATTCCCAGCATGGTTTTAATGGTTGGAATATTTGCCTTGATGTGCTGCACGACGACCTTGGAACCATCGGCACCGGCCATTGCTTCAGGCACGCGAGCGCGATCATCGACCAGCACGAAGCGCACGCCAGCGGTAGGATCGGTCTGCGCCACACCCGCGCCGCCGTTGAGCACATTGCGGGCATCGTTCTTCGTCAGCACCTCTTCGCCTTTTTGCAGGATGGTCGGCACCTCGTCAGCCTTCAGGCCCGGCAGACCGCCATCGTGGTAGCGCTTCGCGCCGACGAACATCGCCGGGTTCACCGCACGGCTGCGCAACTGCGTGCCTACAGCGCCGCCTGCGTGGGCCACAGGGATCGGCGCGACGTTCGATGCACCCGGCGTAGCGCCACCGCCGAAGAAGCCTTGCAGCGCGTTCAGAATCTGCTGCTTGATGATGGCCTGCGTGATGTCCTTCAGCAGCGACGCGAAGAACGCCAGCGCCGCCTGACCCATCGACTTGAAGCCCGCGCTGATCGACTGCTGACCAAGGGCGACTTTCGCCAGCGATTCACCGATGGCATCGAATGCGGTGACGCCGTTGTTCACGATGCTGTCCTTGATCGTCACGTCCAGATCGCTCAACGACTTCTGCGCGAACTTGGCATTGGTCGAAATCTTGTCCGTGGCGGCGGCGATGCGGTCCAGTTCATCAGCGCTCATGGCATTGGCGTCACGCGCCGTTGCGATGAAGGCTTGCAGGTTCTGCGTCATTTGCAGGATCGAGCCTTGGTACTTCGCGGCGGTCTCGTTCAACTGATCGGTCTCTTGTTCCGACGTAATCAGGTTGAGGGAGCGCTGCTGCTCGATGCTGTCGCGTTCACGCGCCTCGGCCTCCAGCAGATTGTTCAGCAGCTTCTGCGCAGTGACCACGTTGTTCGCTGCGGTCTGCGCGTCAACGCCCGCCTTGGCCGTACCGGCTTTGACGGTCGCCACGATCTCGGCATACTTCACCGGGTCCAGCATCGCCTGGAACTTGGTGGCGAAGTCCAGCGCAGCCTTGCCAGCTTCCTGCACGCCGGGGCCGTACTGTGCGATCTGCTCGTTGATCGCGTTGTTACCTGCCATGATAGAAATCTGGCCGCTGTCAACTTGCTGCTGGATCGATGCAATATTCGTCTGCATGATCTTCTGCTTTTTGTTGAACTCTTCGCTCAGGTTGTTCGCCTGCTCGCGGTAGGTGTTGGTCTCCGCGATGGCCTCGGCCTGCTTCTTCAGCGTAGCGACTTGCGCCAGATCGGACTTCGCCTGCGATGGGTTGTACTTGGCGAGGCGGTTGATCTTCTCGGTGATATCGGTGAACGTCTTATCGACCGCAGCCTTCGCCGCCTTGACCTGATCTTCAATCGGCAGCGACGTACCAGCCTGCTGCGCCTGCTGCTCGTTCAGCTTGGCCTGCAAGTCCACGAGGTCGGCCGCGACCTGACGTGCGATCTTGATGCGCTGCTCGCCTTCGGTCTTGTCCTTCTTCGCCTGCTCGTTGTTGTACTTGGCGCGCTCGACGGCCTGCTTCTCCAGCGACGCTTTGTTGATGGCGGCAATCGCGTCAGCTTGCAGCTTGCTGTCGGTGATCTCGGTCTTCGCTTTCTCCCGGCGTTCGTCGTACTCTTGATCGATCAGGTCCAGGCGTGCGGCCAGATCGCCCTTCGCTGCTTTCAGGCGTTCGTTCTGCGCGGCGCGCTCGGTCTTCTTCTGCTCCTTCAGCAGATCGGCTTGCAGCGCTTCCAGCTTGCGGGCGCTCGGATCGGATTCACCGGGGAAGTCCGTACCGCTGCCGGTGCCGCCAGTCTTGTCACTCGTCGATGCGAACTTCACGCCGTCCAGCTTCACGCCTTTGGCTTGCGCGGCCTTGATCGCGGCCTGCTGCGCGTTGATGCCGTCCACCGCGATCTTCTTCAGGCGGTCGTACTTCTCTTGCGCAGCCTTCTCCTGATCGGTGCCGCGTTTCTTCTCCAGATCGGCCTGTGCCTTGTTCGCTTCTTCAAACGCTTTGTTCGCAGTGTTCGTCACCGACTGCACGTTAGCGCGCACCTTGTCGTCCATGCCGTCGAGGATTGCCGACGTGGCCTGATAGGCGAGAATGAATGCGCCGATGACCGGGATCGAGCGAGCGAGGAACAGGAGCGCGTTGCCGACGCCGATGATCGCCGGGGCCAGCTTCAACATCACACCGGTCAGACCGCTCGCGCCGCCCAGTGCCTGCGACAGCGCTACCGCAGCACTCGCCGCGTTCAGGCGTGCCTGCATGGTGAACAGCGCGCCGTTGACGATGACCAGTTCAGCACTGAATGCGCGCAGCAGCGCGGGCAGGGATGCCAGCCACGAGACGAACTTCAACGCGAGGATCAGTTCGATGCCGACCTTCACCAGATCGAGATTCTGTGCCACCTTGTCCAGTACGTCGATCACGATGGTGAAGCCGGACGACAACGACTGCGCCAGCTTGTCCGCGCTGCCGTCTTCTAGGAACTTGGTCAGGCGCTCTAGCAGTCCCTGATACGCTTCGACGAAGCCGCCCTTCGCAACGTTGTTGAGGAAGGTGTTCGTGGCGTTCTCGAAGCGGGCCTGCGCCTGCGACAGATTCGTGGTGCCAGCGTTGATCGCGCCGTAGGTCTCTTGCAGTTGCTTCGCCACGGTGACGATCAGTTCAGGGCCGATAGCGCCGTCCTGCATCAGCTTCGTGAACTCTTGCGTGCTGACGCCCTTGGCCTTGGCGAACAGGTTCAGCGCGCCCGGCAGTGCGTCACCAAGTTGCTGCGTCAGTTCCTCGGCGCTGACCTTGCCCTTGTTGAACATCTGCTCCAGCGCCTTGAACACGCGCTCGGCCTCGACCGACGACAGGCCCAGGCGGGCGGTGGCGGTGGCGAAGCCTTCAAAGATGTAGCGGGTCTGCGCGGTGGTCTGCCCGGCCTGCTTCGCGGCGATGGCGAACTTCGCGTATGCCGGTGCCACCTTCGTGAAGCTCACGCCGATGCGGTCGGCCGCAGCCTGCAAATACTCGAACTCTTGCCGCGCCAGTTCGGTGTCGCCGCCGCTCGCCACCAGCAGGCGATTCATCGTCGCTTGCGTCAGGTTGTACGCTTCAATCGTTTTCTTCGCCAGATCGATAGCTGCATTCAAACCGACGAACGCGGTGGCGAGACCAAGCACCTCGCCGCGCAAGCGCTGGGCGAAGGACAGAGTGGTGCGGCCACCGTCACCGCTGAACCAGCGGAAGAGTGCGGAGCCAGCATTGTCGGCCGCTGCGCCGTTGCGTTGATACGCGGTGGTCAGCGTCTGCATCGCGCTCGCTGCGCGGGTGGCCTGCGAGATCAGGTTCGTCTCGGCCGCTGCGAGGTTGGTCGTGTCCACGCCTGCGGCGCGCAATGCGGCCTGCGTAGTGCGTGCGCTGGTGGTCAGGTTGCCGAGGTTCGTGGCGCTGCGCTCCAGCGTGCTCTGTGCGCGTGCGAGCCTCGTGGTGATGTCGTCACCGGCCGCTCCGCTGCGCATGGCCGTAATGAGCGCGGTGACTTCAGCGCGGGCTGCGGTGTACTCGCTACGCGCCGTGCGGATCGCCGCGATCTGCCGGTTGTAGGAATCGAGCAGGCCACCCATGTCGGCCAGTGCTTTCTGCGCCTGCTGCGCCTGCTGCAAGATGTCGCGGTAGTTACGCACCGGGCCGTCGATGGCGGCGACCTTCGCGGTCAAGTCCGTGATCGATGCGCCCAGCGCGTCCACGCTGCGCAGCGACGCCTGCGCCGGTTGCGCGATGTCGGTCAGGCGCTGCGACACGGTTGGCGTCGTTACCGGCGCGGTGTTGCCGCGTGCGGTCGTGGCGGAAGCTCGCATCTGGCGCTCGGCGGCGTCGGCCGCGTCACGCAGCGCGACGGCCTGCCGGTTGATCGCCTCGGTGCGTTTGTTGGCTTCGCGGGTGAACAGCGCCTCCATGTCCGCTTCGTGCTGCACGTTGCGCATGGCCTCGGCCGCAGCCACTTCCTGCTCGGCGCGGGCTTGTGCGGCCAGGGCTGCGGTGGCTTTCGCGGTGGCGTCGGCCACCAGTTTGTCGGCGCGTGCTTTCTGCTCCGCTGCGGCTGCGGCCTTGGCGGCGTCGCGGGCCTGCTTCGCAAAGCCGTCTGCCGCGTCCATAGCGGCCTCCTGCCGGTCGAGCGCGGCATTTGCTGCCGTGACTGCCACCACGATCTTTTGCTGCGTCTGCGCCGCGTTTGATGCGTCTACGCCGAATTGCCGCAGGTTGGCCGACGAGGTGTTGACCTTCGCCTCCAGACGGCCCATTTCCTTTTCGAGTTGCGAGACGGCGGTGGCCTGCTCTTTCAGGGCTTTTGTTTGTGCGGGGGTTTGCTTGCCACTGTCGGCCACGTACTTCGCGTAGTCGGCCTGCGCGCTGCGCGCTGCTTCCAGTTTGGCTTTAACGTCGTCCAGGGCAGCGGACTGCGACTGGAACAGTTTGATAAGGGACTGCTGACCGAGCAGAGCCTTGACCGCGCTCTCGATCTTGGCGTAGCCCTTCTCCAGATCGGCGGCGCTGGCCGCGCCTTTCTTCGATGCCTCGATCTGTGCTTCTTCCGCCTTCACCAAATCCTTCAGCGCATCGGTGACTTCGGTGGTGGTCTTCTTAGAATAGTTTGTAGCCCTGATCCGCAGTTCTACATCGGTGGTGTTGTTAGTAGCCATGGGTCAGCTTTCGCAGTTCGGTTTTCAAATTCTCTACGCCGGAATTATCGGTCGAGAGAACCGACGCGATAACTGTACGCATGAGCGACGATTCGGTTGCAAGCCGAAGATTGACACGCTCTCGTGCAAGTTCGGTTTCCATCCACAGAGTTGACAGCGGGTAGTAGTGCGGGTAGCGATGGCCCTCGGCCATCAGGAAACTCGCGTTGACTCGAAGCGATCTGTGGAATCGCTCCGCGTCACTCAGGTGTTCTAATCCTGTGGCGTCTCCATCGTCATCGGACGAATCGTTTGCGCCATCCCCACTAGGCTGTCGAACAGCTTTTTTGCGCCGCCCGCATCTTCAGTGGTGATCTCGATGATCTTGCGGAGCGTTTCAGCCATCAGGCCGATTGGCAGCTTGCGCAGCTTGGCGCGAAGTTCAGGCGTGTCCACTTCATCGGTTGCCGCGATCACGATGGACTCGACCAGATCGGGAACGTCGTTGACCATCTTCAGCGCGAAGGTCGCAGCCTTCATCATGGCGATGTCGTTGTTTGCCTCGGCCTTGTACGCGGCGAAGACGGTGTTGAGGTCGGCCAGATGGCCGTGCAGCAGGGAGGTGATATCACGCAGGGCAATGCCGCGCACCGTAGTGGCGACAACGCCCCGATACATCACGTCTTCCTTGCGGATTTCAAAATCAGCGAGAGACATATCGGGGTTCCTTCTTAGGCGGTGGCCGGGCGGTTAGTGATGTACACGCGCTCGGTGGTGTCGTCCTTCTTCAGCACTTCGTAGTTGAAGGACATTTGCTGCCAAGTGTCGCCCTTCAGTGCGTAGTCGCCGTTCGCCGTGATCTTGACGTAAGGCCAGAAGTAGTCCTTGTTTTCGCCCTTCGGGTTCTTGGCCTGGAAGCGCAGCGCGCCACGGATTTCCTGACCCTTGCCGATGATGATCTCGTTGGTCATCGCTTCCTGATCGTACTTCACGACCAGTGTGGTGTTGGCAGCGGAGATCAGCGTGCTGGTCGGCTCCATATAGATGCGAGCCGCTTCCAGATCGATCTCGAAGTTGTCTTCCAACTGCTGCGTGGTCAGCGGGGTCACGACCGCAGGATCAGCTTGAGTCGCGCCCGGCACCGAAGTGCTGATGGTCACGTTCGTCACCATGCGAGTGCCTTGCGGCTGATCGACGGCCACGCCCAGTTGCTTCCAGCCGCCCGGCGTCCACTGGGTCTTGTCGAAGTTCTCGGTGATCGCAGTGGCAGCGGCCACGGTGGACGACTCGATGTCACCGCCGAACCACATCGCAACGTTCTGCACGTCGATGGAGTCCAGTGCGAACGCGCCGCCCAGGTCATTGCTGATGGTGATCTGTTCGTCCTTGACGTTCAGACCTTGATCGGCGTCGATGTGATCCAGCGTGTCTTGCGACTGGTTGGACGACAGTTCGGGCGAGTTACCCAGGTAGCGTTCACCCGTACCCAGTTTGGCACCAGCGAGGAATTTATCGAAGAACAGTTTGCCCTTACCGATGACATACTTCTTACCGTTTTCAGTTGCAGCCATTTGATGCTCCTTTGTGTGATTAAAGTTGAGGCTTGCCAGCGATCTTCTACTGGCCGATTTCTACCGCGATCCCCAGGCGGATCGGCAGGTAGAAGAATGCGTGGCTCGACACCTGTGCTTCTGGCGGGCGTACTACAGGTGGCGCGACCTCGACGGACGAAATCATATCACCCAGGCGGTAGTCGTTCGGGTACTTCGGAGAACCGCTGCCTTTCACTTCGGTGATGCGCAACAAACGCTTCTCCACGTCCTGACAGAAGTAGTACGGAAGATACTCGGTGTCCACTGACTTATCGTCCGGTACGGTGCCTTGGATCATCAGCGTCCAGCGGTCGGCGCGGCTGTCGCCATCGCCCGCGAACGTGGCGAAGTCAGGGCGCGGCGCTTCGATGATCGACAGCGTGGCCTCGTGCGCCTGCTGCACTTCCGCGCCGAACAGAAGCCGGTTGATGTGGACGTGGCCCTGCATGTCATACAGGTCGCCGTCAGCCTTGCAGATTTCCTCCAGCAGCAGTTGAAGGCGCAGAAGCACGGCGAGGCGATACGGTGGCACCGCTGCGCGGGTCGGTTGGATTGTGGTGTTGTTCATGTGAGAGAAAACCTTCCTAGTTGTCGGAGAAATTCGTCGTTGACCATGCGGCCGATCTGCGGCGCGTCGTCAGCGCTGACGTGCCTGAAGACCTGATCGACCGATGGGCCGTACAGCAGTGCCACGCGGTTCGGAACCAGCCACGCCGGTTCGCCGTAGCGATTGTCCAGCGACTCGCCGGGCTTGAGCGCGAGCGCGAGGCCGATGTTCCCGTTGCTCAGTTGCGTCAGCCACGCATACTTGCCGAAGGTCTTGCCGCTGTCCTTCTTACTGACACGCACTCGGATGCCGATGCGCGCACGCGAGCCGAGCGGCGTACCGGGTTGAACGAATCGAGCGAGTGATGTGGGGCGCTTGCGAGCGGTGATGACCGCTTCCAGATCGTTGACGTTGGCCTTCTTCGTGACGCCCAGGCGGTCGTCGTTCAGGTAGTCGCGGGGGAAGGCAATGTCTTCGAGGATATCGCGCCGCAGCAGCGTCATGCCACTGCGGGTTGCGACGGTGTTGATGGCGAGGGACGCTGCTCTGTCCGTGATGCCGGGGAGTTCTTTGAAGCCTTCGATGGCCTCAAGCAGTGAGATTGCCATGCTGGAGTTTCCCTACACTCCAGGCTTCGTTCACCGGGCCGACGTTATCGGTGCTCTGCACGTCAACGGCCAGATAGCCACTGAAGCCCGGCGCGGTAATCTGCACGCGGCCACCACGAACAATCGTGATGCCGTTGAGCGCAAGTTCCGCCTTGTCGAAGATGACCCGTTCGACGAGATCGAGATACATGGGATAGCCCTGATTCTCGATGTCGCCTACGGGTGCCTGTTTGAAGTGCCAGCGAACTCGCAGCGCAACCGGCGCGGCCATCGAACGGTCGTAGTACAGCGCCTCAAGCGAGAGCGTGTCGTGGACTATGCGGTGGTTGCGCGCCAGCGCAGCGGCGAAGTCGAAGCGGGTCATGGCGGATTACAGGTCTTCCGACGATTTGCCTGCTTTGTCGCTGCCCGCTGGGTCGCCCTTGTCGTCGTCCTTCAGCTTGCCGGACGAGGAAGTGGCGCTGCCCTTGGCCGGTTTGATCTTGACTTCGACGGCGCTTTCTTCTTCGTTGACCGGCGTGCGCACGGCGTCCGGGTTGGTCTCCTTCAGATCGTCCAGTTCCTTTTGCGTGAACTTGAACGACTGGTTGGCGTTGACGACCACGCGGCCGACGCCTTCGCGGTGCAGGATGATCTTGCCGTTTGCGACGCGCAGTTTAGTGCCTTCAGTTGCAGCCATGGTAGTGCTCCTTAATGATGTGAGAGAAAGACCGGGCGCGAGGCCCGGCCGGTTGCCGATTAAACTTCGTCGGTGTGGATGGTGGTGGTGACTTTCAGCAGCACCGTCGCGTTCGGGTCACGCGGCACCATCAGCGGCGCGGTTTGGGTCAGCAGGTATTCTTGCGATGGGTCTTCTTCTTCCCAGTTCTTGAAGAAGTATTCCATGGCCTTGTAGCCTGCTTTCTTGTCCTTGATCGCGCCGAAGCAGCGGGTGCCGCCCATTGCGTCGCGGGACACGCCCACCACCGAGCCTTGATCGAGGTAATACTTTTGCTTACCGTCGATAGGGCTGATGAAGCGAGTGCTGTCCACCCAGGCGTCGATTGCGCCTTGGCCGTCAGCGCCCGCGATACGACCCATGTATTCGATGGTGTCCGGGTAGCCTTCAGTCAGTGCGTTGATGCGGGTGACGTTCGCTGCGGTGACGCCGCCGAAGTTCTTGTCCAGCAGGTCTTTCAGATCGACGCGCTGGGTGAAGTCTTCCCAGGCATCTTGACCGAAAATCCATTCGCGGATGCGAGCACCCGACTGGCCGTTGGCTTCGATACGCGCTTCCTTGATGTCTTGCAGCGGGGTCGCGGTGGTCTGGTCCCACTTGGCCGCGCCGGACAGCGTGACGGTCAGGTTGGCGTTGCGGCGGAAGTCCACCAGCGTTTCAGGGTAGTCTTCGCCCACGATGGTCACTTTGCCGTCGATGGTTGCGCGAGCGGCCAGCCAGTTGAAGGTGTTCTGCACCTTCTCTTTTTGCTGTTGCAGCAGGTACGCGATAACCGCGTCACGGCGCTGATCGTAGGTCAGGGTGCCACCCAGCGCTTCACCAGCCACGCGGTCCATGTGCATCGTGTAGTCAACGATGTCCTTCTGTTTCGAGTAGGCCGGTTTGAAGCGGTCGGTCTCGAAGCCATTCAGACGGCCAGGGCGACCGGCGACGTTAGGCACGACGAACGGTGCCAGTTTGCGGGTGTCTTCGTACACGCGGTCGAACATGATCCATTCGGTGTCGAAGTTGATCTGGCGCTGGTACATTTGCAGCCAGAAACGCGGTGCGGTTTTCAGGCGGCGCTGCACGCCATCCAGGGTCACGAGATCATAAATACCAGCCATGCTATTTCTCCTAATTCGTTTGTAAGGTTGTACTGCTGACCGGGTTAGATCAGGTGGCCGACGCGCAGGCCCATCGAGCCTTGCAGGCCCAGTTTGCGCAGCGCGTAGGTGTTCCATGCGGCAGGGAAATTGACGCATTCGTGGTTGAACTTGCCGCTGTCCCAGTACGGCACGTCCTGACCGACTTTATCGATCTGCACGGCGGTCAGGACGGCCTGTTCCGGCTTGTGGGTGGCCGGGTCGTAGGCGACGATACCTGCCGAGGTCAGCGCGGCCAGCGAGTATTTCGGCAGCGTGGCTACGTTCGATTTGGCGCTGTCGGTGATGACCGGCGTACCGCCGATCCACAGTTGGAACGCAACGCGGGAGCCGACCTGTTCATACGCGGCCAAGTCCTGCTTCGGGTCCAGGGGGAGTTTATCTGCTGCCATGGTGTATCTCCTATTGAGTTAGGCTGCGGTTGTTTGAATGCCTGATTAGGCGACTTTGTTACCGGTCGCCATCGTGTAGTTCTTCAGGATGTCGGCCGATGCGTCTTGCTGCTGATGCTGCGCGGCGTTGTCGGCACCGATGCCTGCGCCGCCTTCCTTGTTCATAGCCTGCTCGAACTGGTTGCCGCCTTTGGCCTTGTCCTTGCCGGTGTTGTCGCCGCCGCCGTCCTTGCCAGCTTCTTCCTTGCCAGCTTCGTCGCCTTTGGCGGCTTCGACGGTTTCTGCTGCGGCCACGGCCAGCATGGCTTTAGCATCGGCCAGCGACATGCTGGTGTTCAGCGCGAGGTGGGTCGCCAGCTTGGTCTTGCCTTTGGCTTCGTCGCAGGACAGGATGCCAGCGCAGCGTTCGCGCTCGGCCTTTTGAACTGCTGCGGTATCGACCGCTGCTGCCGCATTGTCGCCTTTGTTTTCAGTGCCGCTCATAACTTGCTCCTTCGGTTGGTCATTGGTTTTGGCGAGTTCACCATCGTCATCAGATTCGGTGTCGTCGTCGATAATAGATTGCAGCGCCACGGTCGGTTCCGCAATCGCATGAATCAGGCCGAGTTCCAGTGCGTCGTCGGCCCGGTACGTGCGAGCCTCGGTATCATAAACGACCTTGGAATCCAGGCCCATGTTTTCCGATACGACTGCGACGAACTTGGCGCGGGACTTGTCCACGTTCTTCTGGAGGTCGGCCTTCACTTCCTTGTCCAGCGGCTCGTACGGATTGCCGTCCACCTTGTGATCACCGCTGTGGATGAACGTCACAGCCATGCCGATCTTCTCCAAGAATTTCGACATATCGACGTGCATGCAGACGACGCCCACCGAGCCGATGCCTGCGCTCGGAATGGCGATCACCTTGTCCGCTGCCGAGGCGACGGCGTAGGCCGCGCTGTAGCAGTTGCTGTCCACGTAGGCGACGATCTTTTTGCCTTGGCCGCGATTGGCCGCGATCTGCGCCGACAGTTCAAAGCAGCCTGCCGCTTCGCCGCCGAACGAGTTCACGTCGAACAGGATGGTCTGCACTTCATCATCCGCCATGGCGGCGTTCATCTGCGAGCGGATGAAGTTGTAGCCGGTGACGAAACCCCACGAACTGCCGAAGCGGTTCAGCAGGGTTCCGTGGACCGGGATGATCGCCACGCCGTTCGCAAACGCGAAGGGCTTGTTCTGCTCGCGGCGGCTGAAGCCATACGCCTCGCACAGTTCATGGCGGCGCTGCTCCAGCTTCTGCTGCTCGACATCGACGTTGGCCGACATCATCAGCATCATGTCGTTGGCAAAGTTCTCGCGGAACGCCGACGCGATGAAGTTCTCGCGCAGGTTCATCCGAGTAAGTGCGCTGCGCGCTGCGTGCTCGCTCATTATTTGCTACCTCCTTTTTTCGTGGTCTTGGTTGCGGTGTCGCCATTATCGTCCTGCTGATCCGCGCCATCACCGTTTTCACCCTGACCGCTACCGCTGCCGCCCGGCTTCGCGCCGCTCGTGTCGAAGGTCAGGCCCAGCTTCTCCATCAGCTTCTTCTCACGAGCCTGCTGCTTGAATACGCGGCGGA